GCGTCAGCCTGGTACTGGTCCTCAAAGTCAGCGATACGCTTCGCCATAATCAGATCGTCAGTGGTCTTGTTGCCGGTCCACAGCACTTTGCTGTGCAGCCCCTGGCGGAGATAAATCACTGCATCATCCACGCCAGAATATGCCGGGTCGACGCCGATTATCCGCGGGGCGTGCGCCACCTGCGCAGCGGTAACCACGCGCTTCATCGCCTCATCTGTCAGCCCGGTTGGGATGAACTGCAGCTCTGACGCATCAGGGAAGATCCCGCGTACGCGGACCTTCACAAAGTCGCTGTCCTCGCCGTAGTCGTCCACCCACTTTTGCAGTTGCTGCTTGTTGGTGCCTTCGACGGTGCGGCTGTCGATTTGAGCGCACTTCCAGCGGTGCTTGTATTTGCGGAAGCATTCACGGAAACGCCCGGTGTTACGCGTCGGGTTACCGAACGCCACCCAGATGATTTCGGTGTCTTCGTCCGTCAGCGCACCCTCGGCGACCTCCCAGACCAGATCAGCGATGTTGGATGCTTCGTCGAACACCACAACGATGCGCTTACGCTCGTTGTGCAGGCCTGCAAACGCCTCGGTGTTATGCTCAGACCAGGGAATAGCATCGGCGCGCCAGCGTTTGTCATGGCCCGGATCGTTGCTGTACATCGCGGTGGCGGTACAGGTGAACCACTCTTTCGTGATAGCCAGGTTAGACCATTTGATGATTTCCGGCCAGGTCTTCGTGCGTAGCTGGTTGTCGGTGTTAGCGGTCACCACCACCTTGCAATCTTCACAGGTGGACATGGCCCAGTTAATCAGCATCGAGATGAACGCAGATTTGCCGATGCCGTGTCCGGATGCGCGGGAAATCATCAGCGGCTGATGACGTGTCGCGGGATTCTGCAGGTGCTCGCCTATCTCGCGGAATGCGTCAGCCTGCCACTGTCGCGGCCCGGAGGCGTGCGCCAGTTCTGTGCCATCCTCGCCCCACGGAAACGCATACAGCGCATAGCCCAGCGGGTCATGGGTGAAGCTGGCGATATCGTCGATCAGTTGTTCTTCCGGGGATAAAGCGGCATCTGTCACTGGTCACCACCATTGTGCTCTTTCAGGCGGCGCCGTGCTGCGGCCATGCGGTCGGCAATGGTAACGTTCACGTTAACTTCCATGCGCTCTTTGAACGCGTTAACGTCGACATGCTTACCGATGAGCTCGAGGTTTTTCACCTTGTCTGGCCATTTTATTTTCTTGAGGATGGTCTCTATCGAGGTCTCATCCATGTTCATGATGGTTGAGGACAGGTCAAACCCGCTTAGCGTGGTTCGCCAGATTTTCGGCCACTCGCGGATAGGCTTCAGACTGCCGTCATCGTTCAGGATATCCAGCACATCCATCTGGTCGATTTCCACCAGGCGCAGCAGCACGTAATCGGCGCTGACGCGCAGGCGCTTGTTGCGCTCTTCCATCAACTCAGCGATTCGTTTCTGGATACGCTCATCACGCATCATCGTGCTGGCTTTGACGTGGGCAGACTTTGGGGAGAACCCGGCATTGATGGCCGCCTGCGTCTGATTTTCAGGGCATTTCACATACTCCTGGGCGTAGGCTTCCTGCATCACCGTCAACGGTTTGTACTGAGTTGATTTGCGCTTCGGATCCTTTGGCATGGTAAACACCCCGAAAATAATTACCTTTTAGGTAATAGTAACACGCAAAACAAAGCCGCAATAGTCGGCGGCCGCGGTCATTCCAGTTTAAATTCATCCTCAAACTCATGAGCTCGGGCGGCGACATGGTCGTAGAGCACGACGTACTCAACACAGCTTGATAGTGGCATTGGCCGCTCAAACTCAAGCCAGAAGCAGTCGGCATAAGCTCGACCAAACCAGTACCCACCGCCGTACTCCTTGCCACGCTGTATCATCATCCATCGGCCATCAGGTACAGCATCGATAAAATCCCCGCGGTAAACGACAGTATAATTACGGTCTTTGCCACCCATGATCTTCACCCCTAAAATACTGTATATTTAAACAGTATAATCATGCGAGGATTTAGTCAATCTCCCGTGACATGTCACAGCGGTAGTTTTGTTTCGTGCCAGCCGTACATCACCCAGCATGCGGCTTCTCCTGAGTGCGGGCATGATGCCACCGGCAGTTGATCGCCGCACTTGCCGCAGCGCCGTTTGCTGATGGCGTTAATCCGGCCTCGCACCCGGGCATCATCCTGGCGGATAAGCAACGCGATGTACTCGGCCATTTCGTAGGGATCGCGCCCGGGGCGCCTGGCGGCACAATTGCGCGCCAACATTTCCTGCTCCTGTTCATCCAGCACCAGTTCAATTTTTCGCTCACCGGCGGCGGACTGCCGCGCAGCGTGCGCGGCTTTGCGTTCTGCGGGGGATTTAGGCATCAGTCTTCATCCTCTTCCGGCTCTTCCAGTGCGTCACGGAAAGCCACTGCGATAACCTTCCCGCCAAACACCTCCATGTGCGCGCGTACCGGCGGCTCTTTGCCATCTTCAAACTCAACAACGAAAGTCATGGTAGACATCACTTCACCTCCTGCGGGGCGGCTGCGAGCATGGCGGCGCGTCTATTCCACTTATCGACGCAGACCTTTCTTGTGTCGTGGTGGCATGAGCATGGAACGTCCGCTTTTTCGAATGTCCCTACCGAGCAATATACCTCTGCACCACACTGCTTACAGGTGATTGAGTAGTCTTGGTGTTCATGTCCGTGAAATTCACTGCATCCTCCGGCGTCCTCTTCAGGTTCTCCGCCGCAGAATGGGCAAGGCAGAAGCCCGTTCTTATCCGGCACTAACGGCACCGGCTGCGCGTTAGCCGCCGAGCGGAGCCGGAATGGCAAGTCGAACCACACACCTGCACCTGTCCTGTCTTTAGTGGTAAGCAGGTCTTCAATTGCTGATGCCGCCGTATGAAGCAGGTCTGCGCTGACTACCGGCGCTACCGGCGCTGGCTGCGGGTGGCGATAGAGCGGAGCAATGTTTCGCTCGAGGTCGGTAATGACGCTCCATATTTGGACTGACTCGACGCCTTGTTTCGCCATATCGCGATAACTGTCGGCATACGCCAGCACAGGATTGCGTTTATGCTCGCCGTCCATTGCAGCCAGCGCCATGAGGGAAAGCTCCATGATTTCATCAGAACTTAACCACTCTCTGATTTCTTCCTCGTCATAAGCTTCGCTATTAATGGCTCGGATAATTCGCTGAATGCGCTCTCTGGTTATGGTTGATTTGGTCATTACACTAACCTCCGAAAGAAATGTGAACGAACGAGAACAGCCAGAGGATGAACTCAATTACTCCCCAGCCAACCACCGCGCAGATGATGCCGAAAATAACAATTGCTCCGCCAAGACCATCTAAATTAAGCATCATTCAGCCTCCACCTTGATGCCAGCGGCGGCGCACGCATCTGAAAACACCGCAAAACATGACTTAACCGTATCCTTATGGAATTGGTAAAATGCCTTTGCCACCCATGGAGAGAACGCGGCTGGCTCTATTGCGGTTGGAAGCTTCACGTTGACGGTGCGGGACTCCAGCTCGGCGATTCGTTTCTCAGCCGCCTTGCGCTTGCGGAACTGCGCCTTACGACTGGCTCTCAGATTATTTTTAGCCAGTTCAGCCATGTAGAGTTGGTACTCTGCGTTAGCCAGTCGCTGACGAACTTCATCGCTCTCCATTTCGTCAATCCGCAGTTGCGCCTTCTCCAGCGCCTCTACCAGCGCGAGGACATTGTTTGGGTTAGCCAGGGCGATGAATTCAGCGTCATGTGGACGCCTTTTGCTTATGTGTTCACAAACCATGATCTCATCGTGATGGCCTCCGCCAATACCACAGCGCCCGTCGTGGTATTTGAATGCTCTCCAGTTCCCCTGGGTGGCCTTCTCTGCTGCCGCTTTCAGGCTCTGCGCCAGTTCGGTGATATCAGTCATCGCTGTTCTCCACTCCATAATCCGCAAAATACCCTGACGACATTTTGATGAATCTGTCCTCGGTTACCGTATAGGCCTTCCTGCCTTTCCTTTCTTTCCCTTCCGGGTCAACAAGATGGCAGGCATAGATGATCCGGCGCTGCCACTTTCCAGGCATTTCGGCGACTGAAAGAACCTCAAGAATTCTTTTCCCTTCTGCATCAGC